CACGTAATGGACGCCTATGTGATGTCAAGCGTGGCGGACTTCGTCCGCCCCCACTACGATTTGCTTATCGCAGGTTTGTGGTTTAACCTGTGGTGCATCGGGGTGGTGGCTGGCACATATTGCTGCGTCCTTGCGGTGCGTGTGTGTTTTGGCTCCTTCTGGAAGTTGTGTACCTTTACCGGTGCGCTCTTCCGTTGGATGGTTTTGAGCTGTTGGACGTACTCCAGGGTGACTCATCATGCTTACGAGCGTGACGAGTTCCTCAATGGATACGTTCGGTTCGACTCGCGTGGACCGTATGTTGAAGTGACGGTTGAAGGCGTGTCCCGGAAGGTCAGGGTGCTCAATGGAGGTTTGTTTGATCTCTTGAGTGCTAGCTCGAGTGCTCCTGTGCTCGAGTCAGCTATACCCGGATCTCTCACGATGAAGAGTGAGTTGCCTCCCTACCAAGTGTCTCTACTTGTTGGGTCGCAGGTTGCCGGTATGGCCTCCCGTATCATGATCAATGGTCGGTCTGTGCTTGTCACAGCGAAGCACGTCTTGCATCAGATGGCACAATCTGATGCCCCGTGTTATGTCGTGTCGGCTAAGAACTTGAAGTATGAGATCCCCAAATCTTGGAAGTTGATCCTCTCGAGTTCTTTTGATGTCGCAGGTCTAGAGTTCCCTCCCTCAGTAGCTTCGGCGCTAGGTGTGAGGACAGTTAACGTTGGACGAACCCCCCCACCGGGTTCTCCCGTAACCATCCATGGTTACTTCGATGGGCGTTGTATGCGTTCCATTGGAGCCGTCGATGGTCTTCGGGCCATGTTTTCAGTCCAGCACACGTGTACTACGCACCCTGGTTACTCTGGTGCCCCGCTTGTTAGCAGGGGTAGAGTGGTTGCTGTCCACGTTAGTGGGCAGATCAAGTGTAACCAAGCTGTCAGTCTTGATTGGTTGCAGGGTCTGGTCCCTAGTGATGAGTCGCCCACTACGGAAAGAGGGTATAGATACGACGCGGATTTGCAAGAAGGCGAAGACTTCCAGCTCACCTTCAATGGAGAGTGGTACGAAGGGTACGCTGACGAGCGGGCGTACGGTAAGATGGAAAGTATGAGATCCTACCAGTCAAAAGCCGGTTTTAACTGGGCTGACGACCTGGACTCGACCCCTTATGATTATGATATGAGGGGTCTTGAGACTGGAGTCGAGGCCTCGGGAAAAGACCAGGCCCGAGTTATGACCAAGGACTCGGATGCCAGCTCGGACAATATTCTTGGTCCCCAGGGGAGTTCCGCAACGAGGAGGGAATGCGACTTGTCTCAGTCGGTCATTTCCCCCACTACCCAGACAGTGTCAAGAGGCAGCGCAACCCAGTCATCTACGCAGAAGAAGAAGCGGCGTGCCCGGAAGTCAAAGACTACCAGTGGCCTCCTGCTGGAAGACTCGCAGTTGAACGCTCCCTCAAGCAGCACTGCCAGGGTTTCAGACGTGCCCCCCCACCGTCCCCAGCAGTCATCGAAGAGGCCATCGCCTACCTCGTCGACTCAGGCGAATATCCTCGGACAGTTGTCCCAGGAGGATTTGCAGAAGGCTCTGAGCTCGCTAGAGTGCTTGAAGGGTATGAACCTGATTTAGAGGTTCTAAAGGAGCAGTTAAACCTTGATGCGTGTTTCGGAGACATCCTGGCGGATTCCACACCAGGTATCCCGTGTATGTCTCTGTCGAATACCAACAAGGCGCTCCTCGGCGAATACAAGGGTTTCCTTGTGGACGCTGTCCTGGATAGGGTTATCACTCGCGTCAAGAACCTCGGTCGAGAGGTGGATGCCGTAGAGTCAGTTCGGGAGGGGTTAGTGGACCCGGTTCGCTTGTTCGTTAAGGATGAGCCGCACGCGTCAAGGAAGATCCAGTCAGGGAAGTTGCGGTTGATCTCCGGCGTGTCTATCGTTGATCAAGTTGTTGAGCGCTTATTGTGCTCCAGCCAGAACAACGCTGAGATACGTGACTGGAGAACCTGCCCTTCCAAACCAGGCCTGAGCCTGGCGGATGACGGTCTTCAGGACATGGCGCGGTGGTTCCGCGAACAGTTGAAGGAGGGTCCCTTGCAGCAGACGGATATCTCAGGCTGGGATTGGTCTGTGCAAGAGTGGGAGCTGGTCGCCGACGCGGAGTGTCGATCGCGTTTGGCCGGAGCTGGAAGAGGAAGTTTATTCCACTCGCTCCAAGAGCAGAATGCTAGATTGGTCTCCAAGTCGGTTTTCGTCATCCCCGGTGGTGAAATGGTCGCACAGCTCGATGCTGGGGTCCAGCTGTCTGGTCGCTACTGTACGAGTTCAACGAATTCTCGTATGCGTATCCTGGCTTCTTTAGTTGCTAGGAAGATGGCAGGACACACCTTGAGTGGTCCTATTGGCATCGCCGCGATGGGAGACGATTGCGTCGAGAGGCACTACAGAGGGTTAGAGGAGTGCCTCGGCAGGTTAGGGCACACGGTGAAGATGGCATTAGTTCGCCGTGAGCTCGCAGGAGTGTCCTTCTGTTCTCATGAATGGATGGATGACGGGTTGGCGGCACCCGAAACGGTCGGTAAGACTGTTTTCCGATTCCTGTCTCACCCACTGGACTCTGAGGACTATCCCGCCTGGCTTGTACAGCTGGGCTGGGTCATGCGTAACAGTCCTCGGTATGCTGAGATCATGCCCGCATGTCACAATAGGGTGTATCCTCCCCTAGATAGAGTACTCAAGGAGTAGAGTAACAAACCCCCCACTTATGGGTTAAATAGGCGGGCATACCTGTCCACGGCAAAGATGTTGAAAGCTTGGGCTGTGTTACAGGT